GCCAAGGTGATGCTTTGCAGACAGGTCGCCGCGTCTGCCGTGGCTGTGAGCAGCGAGGCCGACGCGGCCGCGCCATCAATGCCGGTCTGGCTCAAGGCCGCCGTGCAATTGGTTTTGACCCATGCCGCGTTCGTCAGGTCGCGGCTATAAAGGACGACGTTGGTACGACTTCCCTCGATGAGCCAGCCCAATAAATTCCCCGAACCATCCCATTCCCGCCGCACACTGTCGGCGGCCACTGTCTCGATCAAGCCCGCCTGCCCGAGCCGCGTGTCCGTGGTCGAACGGGTAAACGTTCCGACCGGCGCGGTGTCGCTTGTGGCCTCGCCGCAGAAGAGATTGAGGGAGGGCGGCGTGATGCCAGGAAACTTGCCCAGATTGTCGCGCACCCAGGACAGCACGGCCTGGCGCATGGCGGCGGACGTGACCGCCTTGGCCGTGTCGGTGCCGGCGACAGCTTCGGTTGGGGTGAGAAGTTGTACCTTGCCGGCCAGAGCCGTTGTCCCTGCCGCGACCCACGCGTTCGTCGTGCCCCCTGGGTCAGCCACGACGACCTTGCTTGCGCCTGGCGTCTGCGAGGCATGGAATCCATCTACCTTGTCGGCATTTCCGGCGAGCGTCGTCCCCCCTGTCACCCCTGTGACGCGGGTATTGAGATCGGTTGTCGCGTCCCGCAGGTTCGTCAGGTTTGCGTCAAATTCAGCCGCATTGAGCGGTGTGCCTTTGCCGGCGCGGGTTGTAATACTGATTGGATATGTCGGCATGTCAGGTCACTATCTCCATGGGCGCGCAATGATATTCGGGCCGTACAGACGCCTGTTGACCTCGATGCGGGCGCAGTTGATGCCGGAACGGAAAAGCTGTTCGTTGAAATTTGCGTTGTCCGGCGAAAACCAGCGGGTTTGGGGCGTGGCCAGCAGTCGCCACTTTGCGCCGGAGGCGACAGCCTCAATCCACGGCTCGACGGCGTCAGGGATTGTCCCGGCTGTTTGAGCTGGCATCAGTGCCCAAACTGCGGAAATGGATACGTCACGATTCGGGAGCCCTCCCAAAGTGACGGTGCCCTCACCCAACGAATATGAGATGTCCCCAACCCGTAATTTTTGAAGCATAGGGGTTGGAAATGCGGAGACGGTACGGCCGTCAATCTGGACCTGCACGGGAACGTAAATCTGTTGCCCGGCTGGGGTAGTCAAATCGAGTGTGGCCTCGCCATCAGTGATGGCGCTCTGCGGGATAGTTGCCTGCTGTTCCATCCAGCACGCCCGGGTTTTACGACAGAACTCCCGAGCCGCGTCGATCGTGGCCCGGAGGGCGGCCGGTGTAGAGCAACCGACCACCTCCGGGAGGATGTAGGGCAACAGGACGGAGGCATCCATTACTGGCCGCCTCCGCTGCGGCGCAGAGACGCAAATGGGCCGGTATTGGAAACGGCATTGGGGTCAACAGGGACCTCTACCTTCCCCCTCGCCCCAATCGACGTCATAAACGCCTGATACAGGGCGCTGGCACGTCCCGCATTGGCGGCGTAGTCGGCGTCTTTGGAGTAGGCCCGGTACATGATGTAATCGAGCAGGGCATTGGCGTAGATGTCGTCGAGCTTAATCGAGTCGGACAATGCGACGTCGGCAGGAGCGGTCGAGTACACCAACTCAACATACCCCTGCCCGGTGGCCGGTTGGGGAGGGTAGACGTAGAAGTTTTTGGGATTGCGATCATCGTACACGTAATGCAATGCCTCGGCCGAGGCCTCGGCCGCGTGCCAGTCTGGCAGTTGCACATCCAGGATATCGCGGTCGACCAGACGCACGGCCTTGCCAGGGGTAAGGCCAGTGGCGCCCATGTTGCGGACGACGGACAGGAGTTGCAGACCGGCCACAGGGAGCGCTTGTTTCGTGCCAGTCGCCAGCTTCATAGTCTCATTGGTGGCGTAGGCATCTGGCTTCAAGAACACAACCTCCCGCTGCCCATCGTTGAGCCAGCCCAACAGTTCAGCCTGTGTCCACCGGACGTTGGTCGCATCCTGGAGCAGTACTGAAGCCTTATTGACAATGGTGGATGCAAGGATGTTTGCCATGACAGCTCCTTAAGCCGCAGCGCGCAGGGCCGCGATGATCTCGGGCTTGTTCATGGCGGGCGTGACCGCCAACCCCTTGCCCTTGGCCAAAAGCAGCAGATCAGGCTTGTTCATCTGATCATACTCGTCCGGTTCGCCCCCCTCGTTTTGGGGCGTGGGCAGCGGCTGGTTGTCTTCCTCGGATTTGGTCTGGCCAGGGCCATCACAGGGGACCATGTCCGCGCGTTTGGCCAGGGCCTCGGTCCAGACATACACATGGCCAGACCCTTGCTGTTGCAAATACTTGGGCTGCATATCTATTCCTTCTTTAGGGGCGGCATACAGCCGCCCCTGTTTGTTACGACAGGTCGACGCAGAGCGCCTTGAGTTCGATCTTGGCCGCGTCGGTCGCGTGCCCCATGACCAGATCGATAGTGTCGGCGGCCGTGTAGAGCTTGCCGGACGTGTAGCCGGTGACGGTGTTGGGAGTACCCTCGGTCAGGGCCAGCGTGGACCAGCTCTCGGTCGAGGTGGAATTGAGGTTGACGGCAGCACCGAATCCGTCCGGGTCGGAGCCATCACCGAGGGTCACCGTACAGGTGGCGCCTTCGGCGGTCAGGACGCGCCAGTACAGCCCTTTGACCAGGGTGTGGGCAGGGATGGACAGCGCCTGCACAACATCGCTTGCAGACACGGGATGCGCCGCAAAATCCAGGACACCCTTGAGCAGATAAAACTTGTCCAGCCCATTGGCCGGCTTTGCGGCTTTGTTTGTCAGATCAACAGTCGCCATAGTGGCTCCTTTGCGTACAGGGGTGGACGCGCGTCCACCCCCAAATAGAGGTTATTTGTAGCAGTACAGATCAGCCAGGGCGTTGGGGATGACAGTCTTATACCCGTAGACGTTGAGCCCACGCACCACGTCCCCGAACGTGCGCTCGGAACGCAATGTCTCCATGTTGGTCATCTGGGCAGCGAAGGTGAACGCAGATTTATGCCCGGCCAGAGCATGGAAACAATTGTGCCCGCTGTCCGACACCACAGCCAGATTGTTGGACAGATACAGTTCGAAACGATCGATGATGCCAATGCGACCGTTGCGCAAGATCGACTTGCCGTCCCCGGTGATGGAGGCGTCCTTGAGGTCGGACTTTTTGATCATGCCCCCCATCCAGGCGGGGATGGTCAGCCAGCGGTCCGTTTCGGGGACATTGGACTCGTCGAGGACGGTGCCCAGATCCACGATATAATCGAGGACCGTGGACTTGGTGATCTGGATCGGGGTCCCGGTGACGCCCAGCGAAAACCCGGCCGTGATGGCACCAGCCGTGCTGCCCTTGTTGGTGGCGGCCACGTCGGCATAGATGTTGGCAAACACGTCCTTGTCGACGACGATTTTCATCTGCTGGCCGGCGTCGTTACCCCAGTCGTCCATCAGGGCGACGTCAGCCTGGTAGCGGTCGATGTCGTCGCAGGTGAAGGCAAAATATTTGGCCTTATCCACGACAAGATCGATGATGCCCGCCTCGGGGTTTTCGACTTCGATGGCCTGGTTTTTGTTATAGTCGCGGATGGTGATATCCGGGGTCTGCCGGATATGCACGATGTCGCCCGCGTTTTTGATCTCCCCCTCCCATTTGGAGTTGGAGATGGCCATGGCGCAGCAGGCCGCGTAGAATTTTTCATTGAGGGTCCCGGACCAGATTTCCGGGATAAACGTGCCGGAGTATTGCGGATACCCGGCGGCATTGGGGACACCCATGATGGCGCTCCTTATCGGATTCTGCCCTCACCGGAGGCAAGGGCAATGTCTCGTTTGATAGCCAGGGCTTCGGCCTCACGGCCGACGTAACCACCGCGCGCCACGTCTCGATAGAAACGCTGCACCTCGTCTCGGGTGAACGTCCGCTTGCCAGACGGCACGGTTTGGCGTGGCCTGGATGACGGCTGGACGTTCGTTGGCTGCGGTGCGGGCTGGCGCGTCGGCTCGGCCTGGCTGCTTCCTCTGTTTTCGGACAGGTAGGCGTTGAAGAAAACGCCGGCCTTGTCCGCATTGTACCGGCTAACCGCTTCGGTCAGGCATTCCTGGCGGCTGCGCCCTGCGGGATCGAAGGGGTTCTCCTGGGAAAGCCAGGCCAAAAACCCTTGGTCCGTGTTCAGGCGCTCGTAGTCCGGGCAGACCTGCCCCAGATGGGTCAGAAATCTGTCCTTTGCCGTCAGTGCGACGGTTTCGCGCAGGGGGGCGATGTCGCCTACCTCCGCGCGCAACGCGTCGTTTTCCTGGCGCAGGGTGTTGACCATGCGGGCCAGTTTTTGAAACTCCTCGCCGTATTCCGAGAAACTCTCGGGGTCGATTTCCAGTCCCGGAGTTTTGGCCGGCGCGACAGGAGTGGTCTCCTGCGGCTCGGCCGGAGTGTTGGCGAGTTTCTCAACCAGCCCCTGGACCTGGCGTTCCAGTGCTTCGATTTTGACATTGGCCGCCCGTCGTTCCGAGGCCAACATCCCCTGCAGCGTCTGGTACTTGTGCTTCCAGCTTTCGCTGTTGGCATCATCCGGCGTCGACTCGGGTTGCGGTTTTGACTCGGGAGGGGCAGGCGAGATGTCGCGCTCGGGCCTCTCATTCGAGGGCTCGATCGGCTCCACGGCGGAAGTATTCGTGGCGTCAACCGGAGTCTCCGGTGTCTGAGACGTCTCAGTCTCGACTTTCCGAGCCTCAATCAGCTGCCGTTGCAGATCACGCGCCGTGTCACCCTCGCGCTTCGCTCTTTCAACCGGGTCCATCATTTGCTCCTTTCGCTCCATTGCTCAGGTCTCCCTGTCGGGTCCTGGCGCTACGGTCTGCGATCGTTCCTATTTTCGCGCCCTTGGGCGGCGAGTTTCGCGAGGACATCCCCCGTGTCCGCTGCCCGGGCTAAAAGCTCTTGTAGTGCCCTGGCTGCTCCTTGCTGCTGCCGTAGGGCCTGATCCGACTCACAGGACACCAAGCCAAGCATGATCTCCGCCAGGGACGCCTGCACCCACCCGAGATAGAGTTGATAGTCAGGCGAGGCGGCCAGACGGTGCATAGCCTCGACGGTTTGCCGGTCGCGATGCATCATCCGGCGCCTCCGGCAGGTTGGAATTGAGCGACCATCTTGCCACCGGGCGGGGAGCCGTCAGGCATGGCAGCTTGAGGCTTACGGGGGAGTTTGCCCTGGGGCTGGGGCGCTGCTGGAGGCGGAGCATTTTGCGCGGCCTGCATGGCTGCGGCCATACGGCGCTGCAACTCCTCTCCGGTCGGAATGGCATCGTCGGCACCGATGGCCAGATCGCGCACATGGGCACGCAGCAGGTCGGCAATGGCGGGCAACCCCATAATGTTTTGGATCAGCGGACTGCCCGTGACGATCTGTAAAAATTCGTTACGCCGAAGCATCGCTTGCTCTTTGGCGATGAGCGCAGTCGACCCACGGGCGACAATTTTGATGTCGCCACGATATGTTTCCACCAACCCAAACAGGAGCAGAGTCTCGAATGTCCGCGTGATGGCCGGCTCGACCACGTGAATGTCCACGTTGCTGATAATCCTCTTGAGCCCCTTGCTGGTATTACCCATCAACATGGAGAGACCGGAGGCTGTACCAGCGGCACCGGTCTGCGGATTCTGGCCGCCCAGGTAACGTGGGATGGCGGATGATTCGTCGGCCATGGCCAGGAAAAACTCGAAAACGGTTTTGAGCTCGGCAACGCGGGAGTCGGGCTGGAAAAACCACATCGGCGGACGCGTGGTCTGGTTGCGGCTCATGTCGAACTGCCAGATATGCCACGGCGTGAGGGCAGTAATATTCTCGCCCTCGGCAAACTGTGCGATATCAACGCCAACCTGCGGGCCAGAGCTGATCGCCTGATTGTTGCTCATGGCGCGTGCGGTCCTGTTGGCCATATCCTGGCAGTCGGCTATGACCTCGGGCAGTCCCTCGCCCCAGAATGAGCCAGGTCGGAGGCGCATGGACGTTTTGTGGTACGGGCGGCGTCCCAGAGAATCACCATTGATCTCGGCCTTAATTACATAGCGCCCGATAACCCACACCTCGGCGGCGTAGTCTGCCAACGGATCAGCGACTTGCTCGGGCGGGAGTCCGAAATCAAGCAACTGTTGCCCCTGGACCCATCCCCAGAACTGCACGGCGGCGATGCGGCCCTCTGGGTCGCTAACTACAGTGGACTTATCCTCCAAAAACTTCCGCTGGTTCGGATCGACGAACACCGACCAGTCGTCGAGCCCATTGCGCCCGTACTCCTCCAACACGGCATCGATGGCGTCGGCGTCGTAGCCGTCAATGCCCTTGAGCGCGGCCAGGTCGCGCCTCGTGAGGTTATGTCGCTCGCAGAGATAGCCATCATCGACCGTGGTGGCTGTCGGCGCTGGGAAAATGTCAAACGGGGACGGAGCCTTCCAAACAAGGGTCGGCTTATCTTCCACGACTGGTTGCGATTGCCCAGGGACCCATTTCATGGTCGGACGCATTTCCCAAATGGGCCCTTTGATAATCGCCGCCGGGAAGGTGACGAGGTTGTCCAGAAATTCCTTGAATGCCTGACGCCAGCCCCCTTCTTCCAGGACGTCTTCGATCGCGCGTTCGATGCGCTCGTCCTCTTTGCGCGCGGCCGCCTTGGTCGCCTCGACAGCCTCATCGGTCTGACTGAGTTGTTGCGCCAATTGGGCCAGCTCGGCCGGGTTGGGCATGATGCCACGCTGTAGGGCCAAACCACCCACGGCGGCGGCGCTCCGGGCGATTTCCTCGCGCAACTCGGGAGGGAGGTCTGGGAGGGGCGTCGGCTTGACCCCCCACGGTTTGTCGCCGGGGACCAAGAGCAGGTCTTCGATCCAAGACAATGCGCCATGGCACTTGGCGTCCGTAATTTTCATGTAGATCGCGGAGGGAGCGCCTGAGGCTTGGATCTCCTGGAGCTCTTCCGGGCTGTACTCCCCCCGGCGCCGGCGCAGACAATCCAGCATCCGGTCCTCAATAGGCCGGCGGGCCTGGGCAGCCGCCTCGAAACAGCGCCGCACATACCCCGCGAGCCCCTGGACCACCCCCTGAGACTGAGACTCCAGGTCAATGGCACGCTTGGCCTCTTCTTCGGCCATGAGGTCGGTGTTGGATTGGATGTTGAGTATCATTTTGGGGCCGCCTTCACCGCATCACGGATATAGGCTACGCCTTCTTCTATCCTCGCGAGCCTTGAGGCAGACTCTCCGAGTTGCCGCGCCTGCTCCCGGTCATTTGTCTCGATCACCTGCAGCCGGTGGTCGAAATCCTGTTGGCGCTGTGACAGAGACCCGTAGCTGTACGAGATGGCGGCAATCTGGATGGCCACAGTGATGACCACGGCCACCCACGGCGCGAGGCCTCTCCATTTGCAAAGTGCCTCTGCCACAACGCCCCCTAGCTCCCCGCCACGACCGTTGCGACGATGCCGGCGGCACGCAGCGCGACCTGCAGCCACGAGGCCCAGCCCGATACCTGCCCCGACTGGCTGGCTCCAAGCGCCTGGGAAATCGTTGGTACCGTCTCAGCCAGGGTGTCGGCAGCCGACTGGATTTTGCCTGCCGTGGCCTGATCAATGGCCGTAGCCGACGCGCCGGTCATGGTGGCAATGGTCTGGGCAGCGGCGAGCGCCTTAGCTTTGGTCTCGGCATCCAGGGTCGACGCCTGGAGCAGCGTGCCCAGGGCCGTGGCGCATCCCTGCGCCTGGGTCAGGGCCTCCTTGGCGTCCAGCGCAACCTGCGTGGCCTGCTGGACCGTTTGTGAGGTGCAGGCGAACACGGACAGCGCAACCAGGGCGGGAACGATCACGGAGAGGGGGTTACGACGCATTGGTATTGCCCCCCAGTTTTTCGACCTTGTGCCCGATGCCGATGGCGGCGATCCCGCCCGAAACAAACCCCATGGCCGTGTCAGGGCCATGCAAACCGAGCCACCAGCCTCCGAGACCGTAGACGATGGACAGCACTGCGGCAGTCCATGTTTTCCAACCTTTCATCCGTTTTGCTCCTTTTGCCGCATCTCCTCGCGGCTCGTTTTCCCGGGGCACTCAGCCTCGGCCATTTGCGCGGCCATACATTGCAGCGGACCAGGCCCCACCACGCGCCACACGCAGTCGCGGCAGTCGCCACGGCCCTGGGCATCCTGGATGGTCACGACGCATCCCACAGTGCGGCCCACGTTTTGGCCCCAACCGCTCCATCATCGATCAGGCCGACAGCCCGCTGAAAACTGCGCACGGCATCGTTTGTCCGCCGCCAGAACAGCCCATCTGCCGGACCAGGGTTGTGCCCAAGCGCGGCCAATCGCTCCTGGAGCATCTTCACCAGGCCGCCCGTCGAGCCGAGCCGTATGACCACCCCGGGCCAGGGATGCGACTCGGCGACGACTGGGGAGGAGGTGGACGGAACAGGAGATGATGCAGGAGACGGGATGATGGCGGGAAATGGGTGGTCGATTTCGATCAGAAATTTGAGCAACGCCATGGCGCCGGGCTGCTTACTGACGGCCTGCGGGTCAAAATGGCCATCGGAGACGTACTTGCCGCGCGTGTACGCGGTCGTGTAGCTCCACAGATATGGGCTCGGCACCGTGGGGTGATGCAGACGGTAGCCCCAGCCGTTGTAGCCCTCTAAGACGTAGCAGATGCCCGGGATGGACCAATCGGACCAAGACAGGACGCCATGCATGGCCAGGGCATCGCAGGCGCTCTCCTCCCAGAAAAACGGCGGTTGGCCAACAATAGGACGCCCCTTGGGCACATGCGTCGTCCGGGCGGTGAGCGGGTCGCCGTTGTGGAGGTGGCGGCCGAAATTGAGGCCGCACTCCATGGCGTGGATGAGGCCAACAAGGTGGGCCGGGCAACTCAGCGAGGACGCGACCTCCTCATACCGGGGCCAGGCATCGGTAATTTTGCGGGCCACCCTGGCGACCTCAGCCTGGCGCTCGGGGCGGATCACGGCCTCGGCATAGAGCCGGGCATACTCAGCGCGGAGCGCATCGGTGAGCTTGATGGTAGACATCTATCTCCACCTCACTGATTTGGGAGTCTGGGCCCGGCGCCTGGCTGCGACCGGAGCGTCCTCAACATCGAGGGCGGCGTACTGCAGCGCATCTTGCGGGTGGCTGTAGGCATTTTTGGCCGGCTCATCCCGGTAACGCTCGCCAGAGACTTGGATGCGCTCGAATTGGTAGCCGCCCAGAAACCCACGCCGCAGAGTGCGGCAGGTTGGGGACAACAAAAATCCGGGCTCTCCGTCGATCATGCGCGTCATAAAACCAGCCACGGCCTCACGTCGGGCAACAAACTCGTTGGTGCGGGCAGGTTGGGTTACGAGGCCAGCTGCGGCCAGCTCATCCATGCAGGTGCGCTCGTCAGTCTGAGCCCGTTGCGATCCGGCCGGATCGCCGACGGACCGGATCGAGTATCCCGGGTAGGTTGTGGAGAGGTGCGGCCGGACAACGTCGCGGACAAACTGCCGGATGCCCATAGACGCGGCACACTGCTCGTCCAGGATGCGCAGTTGCCCGCGCGGGGTGCGTTGCGTGATGACGACCGACGGGGTGAGGCCAAAATCCCATCCCAGAGTCAGAGGCAGGTTGGTGTACGGCTTGAGCGCCTCGGTGGCACAATGGATGGCGTCGTTATACTCGGGGTAGACCGGCTTGCCGGCCATGATTGTGCCGTACTGGCCCAGCACGTACACCTTGATCCACTCGGCGGTTTTGCCTGGGATTTGGCGCAGGTAGTAGTCGTATCCGCCCGGTAGGTTGGCGATATTCTCGGCGCCCATATTGGGCAGCCACTCGTCCTTACCTTGCATCAGCGCCGGCGGCTGGGCCCAAAAACGCCACCCCTGGGGGCGCTCCTCCTCGGCCAGCAGATACCACCAGTGATCCTCGTCCGGCGGGTTGGTGTCCATGATGATCCCCGACCACGTGCACCCGCCCTGGGCCACACTCGGATATCGACCGACGCGGCCGGTGAGCCCATCCAGGATCTCCTTGGGGACCTCTCGGGCCTCATTGACCCAAGCTCCTGTTATTTCTAGTGAAAGCAATTTTTTGACGTCGTCGGGCCGATCTAGGGCCCTGAAAATAACCTCCAGGTCCAACCCAGCCTGGCGGATCGTATGAGACATATCGGAAACAGCAAACGGACCAACAACGTCCTCTGGGAACTGCTGTAACCACGTCTTGATTGTAGTGTCCTTGAGCTCACGGTAGGTGTTGCGCACCACGGCCCAACGGCTGCGCCGGATGCCGTCCGCATCGGGCACCTGGCGCATGGCCCGCATCATGATTTCCCAGCACATGGCCGTGGATTTGCCTGACCCGATTGGACCGCGAACGCCACGCACGAACGAGCCATCCGTGTGGAAATTCCGCAGGGTCTGGTGCGCAAAATACTGGACCGGAGGGTGGCCGCTCATCGCGAACCTCTGGAGGGGGTAAATGTCGCCAGGGGTTGGGCCGGCTGCTGCGGGGGAGCGTCCGGGAAAATGACCTCAAACCGGCGGGGAGGCTCCTGCTGCACCGGGGAGGAGTCCAGGCCCCAGGCCTTACGCTCTCCGCCCTGGCGGATGAGGATCGTCTCAGCTGTGATTTTGGCGAGCTTGGCCAAGTCGAAATCGCGAGCCTGGATGGCCCGGTTGATGAGCGTTTGATGCTCATCCCACTCGGCTTTGTGTCGCTCGACGACTGCGCATCGGCGATCGGCCTCAGCGGCCAGAGCATGGGCCTTTTTTACGGGGTCGCAGCCTGCGACGACTCCCGCGACACGCTCCGCAGTCAGACGATCCAGGGCAGGGCGGACGTCCTGGGTCCAACCCTCGGCGGCGATCCGATTTTGCACGGCCTTGCGCGAGCAGCCGTGCCGGCGCGCCAGGTCGGATTGGCTAGCCCCAATCTCGTACTCCGCACGTATCTGCGCCCAATCGTATCGCTGCACCTCGCCGCCTCCCGCCCGGACGGTCCGGGCTTTGGCGGGAGGCTAACCCCGGAAATGGGCCAATTTCGAATTTGCGGTCTGGTGAGGTCTGGTGAGGCCTAGGAGGGCAATAAAGCCTATTGACAGGTTCTCGGCTTGCGGGATTCAAGGCGCCTGTCGAGCCAGGAAATAACTTGATCCATGGTGGTCACCGGTGTCCGGCCGAGATACTGGACAGGGAAATCCTCCTCGCGGACCAGCTTGCGAATTGTGTTTTCGGAGAGGCCGGTTTCGCGAGTGATATCTTTCCAGCCTGACAGCACTTTTCCTCCCTCCATGGCTACCCCCGGTACTCCTCAACTTCCCAGGAGCCCTTGACGATCCGAGCCGCAAAGAACCGAAACCACCAAAACTGTTCCGCAGCGACCTTCCACTTCACCCTGGCATCATCCTCCCAGTGCCCTTTGACTTCGTGGACCTCGATGCACTCAGGCCGTACGGCAATAAAATCAAATGAATAAAATGTTGCGTCGGCCAACCGGAGCTTGAACGGCTCAAACCGCACGTCAAGGTACATGCCGGAGTTGAGACGTGGCTGCAGGACTTCGCGCAAATACCGGGCTTCGGTCTGGTTCATCTTGCCGGCTTGGTGCGGGGCTCGACGAGCAGGACCGGGCCGAGCCCCGGGTATTAACCCGAGGCTGGCGCGGTACTGAGCGGCTGACATGCGCTCCTGGGGCATACTAGACCGCCTGCTCCGCCGGCTTCTTGGTCCGCCGCTCCCACAGCTTCATGTCCTTCATCTTCTTGCGCCGCTCCCGTTGCAGCGACTTGGCGGCCAGGGGCGCGCCCTTCTTGTAGCCGTACTTGGCCCGGTATTCCTCGGGAGTCAGGCCGTGGGCGGCGAGATGCTTCTTGGTGAGGATCTTGAACGTCTTGCCGCATTCGAGGCAGGTCACGCTGGATTCCTTGACGGCCTTCTTGGGATCCATCGAGGAGGAGGCACTTTCCTCCGCATCGGGGACCGGCATCGTCCCGGCCGCGACCTGGATGCCGTGTGCCACATTCCCGATCATCGAGACGATCTCGTCCTCGGTCATGGGCCGGGCCCCGGCCTGGGCCTTCACGATCTCCAGGGCAGCCTGCAATTCGTCAGTCATGGGCATGTTATTTTCCTCCTGCCGGCTAGGCCGGGTTGATGTTATAAATACTTGGTTTAATTATTAAAACGGAACGTCGTCCATGCCAGAGGCCTCACTCGGAAACGCCGGCCCATCCTGCTCTCCCGGCTGCGGTTCATACTGCCTCCCGCGTCCTCCCGACGCCTGCCGGGGCTCTCGCCGTTTCTGCGGCTGCCGCTCATCCTTGTCCGGCCAGTCAATGGGAGTCACGCCCATACCAGGCGCGCCGACCAGGATTTCAACCTGGCTGCGCTTGCTCCCGTCCTTATCCTCCCAGGACCGTTCTGACATTTCTCCCTGAACCAGGACACGCTTGCCCTTGCGAATCCAGCGGTCGATAAACTCGGCCTGCTTCTCGAAGGCCTCCACGCGGACCCATAAGGTGCGCTCAACTTTCTGGCCGTCTCGCCCCTTGTAACTTCTATCCACAGCCACGGAGAGGTCCATCACGGCATTGCCATTGGGCATATAGGACAGCTTGAGGCTACCCACCCTCCCAATGCACTCATAGCGGTTCAAATCAGCCACTATCTTTGTCTCCTGTACCATTCCCGGCACTTTTCGATCCACTTACACTCTTCCACCTGCTCCAATGGCTTTGCCTTGCCGGGCTTCCCGTCCCAGTACGTCACGCCAAAGCAGAGGCCGACATGGGCACAGGGGATTTTCGGACAGGTTGAGCAGGGGAGGGTCATTGCACCCATTCTTCATCCTGGCGCGGCCTGCTTTGCGGCATCCTTTTCCCCTGGCTCACCATGGCCAGGATTTTCCGCGCACCCTCAATGTTGCGTTTATATTGCCCGTCGACGTCCGTGTCCCAGGTAGGAAGGGCAGGAAGCTCTCGGTACGTCGGCACAACCCGCTTCGCTGCTTCCAGGATGTCCCAGGACTTCGGGAAAAACCGGCAGGATCGACGCGCTTCGGGGATGGCCAGCTTAAAAAGCTCCTGCTCCATCCCTCCCAGGTCTTCGAGGTAGTCTTCGACCAGCACCGGCAGCGTGTCTGGGTTCACGTCAGGATCGCGGTAATACAGTGCCAGCCGGCAAAGCGCCTTCGACACGTCTTCCGCCGTAACCTTCGCCATTTCCAACTCCTTCCGCCCTCTTGAGGGCCTGGGCCATACCCTTGAACATCTCGGTTTGCTGCTGCCGTGGGGTTAGGCTTGGCTGGGTCGGGCTGGCCCGGGCCGTGGGAATTGGATTCAGCCAAACCCTGCCCGTGAGGTAGTTCGAGAGCTTCGGGATTTTCCCTCGCCGCCATTGGTCGCAGTCTTTTCGCTGCTCCAGGTCGTCCACGATCCTGGCCAGGGGAAAGTTGCGGCGCATGGGCTCGAAGACTTTGTAGGCCGGGACAACGTCCACGCAGCCGCCAACGGATTGGTAGGCCTCCGCAAGATCCTGAAACTCAATCGTGCAGTCGTTGAGGCTGGAAATCTCGACCTCGGCCAGGGAGTCCGGGTCATCTTCGGGCGAGGCCGGCAAATGAGGCGGCCCTTCACCCCCCTTGGGGGGTAGGGGGGACACCCTGTTATTATCTTCCTCTTCCAATTCCCCTTCCAATTCCTGACAGGGTATGGATACGGTATTTGATGGTATGGATACGGTATCGAGTTCCCCGAAAATTTGAGGATACCGTTTGCAAAGTTCCTTTTTGATTTTAAGTCTTTCGACAGCTTCAAACTGTCTTTTCAGGGAAAGGAGGATTTTTGGACTGGTGTTTGTCTGGTGCTTGATGAAATTGACAGTGAAAATAAACGATCCATCGACAACAACCTTTTTGTCATTTTCCATAAGAGAAAGGCCAGAGGCTACACCCCCAACATCAAGGCCGGTCTCAAATGCAATTTTTTTATGGGAGATGTCGAGGATGCCCAGGTTATTTACGTGAGGGTTGGTAAACAGGTAGATATATAGGAGCTTGTCTAAAGGTTGCAGACTTTCAATATATGGGTCGTCCCAAAATGAGACGCGCATTGTCCTATATTCTGCCATGATGTCTCTAGCCCTTCTCGCCTTCCAGTCGTTCGAGCGCCCTTTTCACGACCACGTCAACGTGCCGCAGTTCCGTCAGGACGTCCTCGATTGCCCGCCCCTCGTCACGGTGATCGTTGATCGCCTGCATGGCCAACATACCGGCCGTGGAAACCTCAAGCAGTTCCTCGGCCAGGATCGTCCCCATGGCGTCCAGCGAATCCGGGAACTCGGGATGCCGGCGGCAGGCGTCAGCGTGCGCGGCGGCGATGTGGTCGCTCACTCCTCCACCTCCAACATCCTGTCCGCCGCGATAGCCTCGTACCCGGCCGCATCCCGGTAATTGTCGCGATGCGGCTTCTGGCCGAGCTTCCTCGCCTGTTTGAACAGTATGGCCATATTGACAGCATCAAGGGGTGTGAGGGCGACAGGAATGCCCAGGCGATGCGACAAAAAAGCTGAATAGTAGCCGGCGATGAGGGTAAAACTGTTTTCGGGGTCGCCGTGGATATCCAGCCTTTCCCCTGTAACAACCTGCTTAGCCTCATCGAGGAGGTCGCCGAGAGAGTGTGTCATTGCTGCGCCCCGCCAAACCGGACCATAAAAAACCCGGTCCATTCGGTCGGCTCCAGGATGGCCTTTTTCCCGACGATGGCCGGCATGTTTCGTAGGAACGCCCGAGCGGAAATGACGGCGCCAGAATGCTCCTTTTTCTGGACGAGGTGGGCGCCGGGACGGTTGGAAGAGAGGAACTTAATGCCCAGCACGGTTCTATCCTCAGAAGGGACCAGGCGGGCATAAGCGTATTCGCGGAGACCATACCGTTCGGCAGCGGCGGCAGAAAACGCGATGATGGCGCTATTGCGGATAGTGACGACGGGTGTTTGCGTGGCAACGGGCTTGCTTGAGACGGGAGAAAAGCGGACCCCGGCCACCTCGAATGGTCGGTCCAGATCCTCGGGGAGGTCGGGGTCCTCCTCCGTATGGTCCCAGCCAACTGCTTGCGCCGCCATCTCCTCTGCCGCATCATAGCACGTCACGTCCTGAGCCGCCGTCGTGGGATGGGTATCCTCAGGGCACTCCCGCATCTCCAATGGATCGGCAGACAACGGCTTCGGCGGCCACTCCATTTTCCCGGAGAGGACCCGCTTGTAACAGACCCCGCACAGCCCCTTGGCCGGAAGGGCCATCTTCTTTCCCTTGTTCGGACAATCGAGATTGGCACAATAGTCGTATTTTCCGCCCACGTGGTCCTCCGGGAATTTTGTGTCGTTGATTGCGCCGATAAAGCAGGCGCCGTAGGCCTCGCTCAAACAGGGAGATATCTTGGCTCGCCACATCTCGGCGCATTGCTTGGGGTCGACAGGCGCTTCGCTGGCTCCACGAGGGCAATGAAACGGTTCCCCGTTGGCCATGCGGTCGCCATGCGTTTCGGCCGCACGTCCGGCCCTGATGACGCTGGACGGCTGAAGCGCGTGTCCGATTGGCGATCCAATACCGCTTGTGAGGTCCATCAAAGCCCCCTCTTAAACAGCGCCCGCCCGATCATCGCGTCTTCGACAGGCTGTCCGTAGTCCCTGGCCCTGGCCAACGCGCACACGATCTCGGCCGCATTGGCAATCTCATCCATGGCCGCGATGAGCACCTCGCTACTCTCCCCCGCTGCATCCAGGCGTTTGAACGCTGTAACGGCGGCATCGAGCGCGACATGGCGTTGCAGATGGTTTCCGTTGGGAACGGGGAGCGCCCCGAGAGGACGTGCACGGTGGTTGAGGCACGCAGCCTGAAAATGGAGCAGACGGTAATCCTGCGTGACATGCATGAGCGGGGCGATCATCGCAGCGTCAAATCGTGCCCCTGTGTCGTCGGGGTTCACCTGCCGCGAAAGGTTCGCATATTCGAGACCGAGTTTTGGCGCGATGGCCTTGGCGGGCAGAGTCGAATTCCCGAACACCGTGTCATGCAGTAACTCTTTGAAATCGTGAATCCATTGCAGCATTTGAAACCAGCCCTCGAATAGTAATTTACAGCCCATGCGGGACCGATACTGTGGCCCTATGCAAACTCTTACCCTGCATCCCCACCGAGACCCCGACCACCCGGGACTGCTCTACGTCCTCGCTCGCGTGCGTAACGTCGAGGCCGCTCATTTCCGGACCCTGAAATTTTCGGACGGCACACCCCTGGAGACTATCCAGGCTGAGGCCGAGCGCATGGCTCTGGAGCATTGGCCGGGGGAAATGTCGGTTCGCCTTATGCTGTCGGTCGGAGACTGCGGCCATGTCTCTGCCAAGCTCTAGGGCGTACTCGATCAAGCCCTGGATGAGTTCCGGGGTGATGCGACCTGTGCGCTCGAATTCGGTCCAGGTGGTGAGGTTTATCATTAAACTCCGTCTTGCGGTTCGAGTTCGTCGCCCCAAAGCCATTCCAAACGAGGAGAAAGGTCTGCCGTGGGGTGAATGCGATCCAAACCGACCACCCAGCGGCCGCCACGACACAAAGCCAAAGTTGGGTTTGCGCCAGGGTAACGATGAAGAATTACGCCAACCCTGCCCGGGCAAATTTTGCAGCAAGATCGAACGCTAACGCGTTGGCCAGGGTATGGTTCCATCACGCGGCCTCGTCGGGGTGGGGCTGGGTGGGGTCGGAGGGGAATGCCGTGGATAGCGGGGACGGGAGGGGGTGGAGCGGATGGGTTTCTCCGTAGAG